AGTCAAAATTGAGTTGGCGAATAATGGTGATGACTGTGTGGTTTTTATGGAGGCGGAGCATTTGAACCAGTTTTCACGCGGATTGGATGAGTGGTTTGAAGAGGTTGGTTTTGTTATGACTAAGGAACTCCCTGTGTATGATATACATGAGGTTGAGTTTTGTCAATGCAAGCCAGTTTTCGGACACCACGGTCTCGTAATGTGTCGTAGCTTTGAAAAAGCACGCGAGAAAGATTCAATCTGCTTATTCGACATCTCCCGCCCGTCCGCTGCTCGTAAGTGGATGGGTGCAATAGGTGAGTGTGGTTTAGCTTTAGCTAGTGGAGTTCCTGTTTTTCAAGAAATGTATCATGCATTTGTTAAACATGGAATTCCTAGCAAGCTTACCAAGTCAGTCGGTTGGCAATGTGGCATGACCATAATGTCGAAAGGCTTGCACGCTCGATATGAAGAGATTACCGATGATTCAAGGTATTCCTTCTATATTGCTTTTGGAGTGACCCCTGATGAGCAGGTGGCGTTGGAGGAGTATTACCGGAACTGGGAACCTACCTTCGATTGCCATTGGAACGCTGATTTATCAGACGTGATAACTGCTCCCTTCTAGTCTTTAATGACAAATATTGTGGTGATATTAGTAAGATGAAAAATAATAATAAAAATTTAAATAAAATGACACCGAGTAACAAATCAACTCGGAACAAGAGACGTAGTAAACGTCAGCGTAATGTAAACAATGTTGGACCACCTCAGCTAATGCTTAGTGGCACCAGTATGAGTCGGCTCGGGTTTGGGCCAACAAACCCTGGTAGGGTCACAGTCCGTGGTGTGTTGGAGGTTTTTAATGGTAATGCTGCTCAGGCATTTAGTTATGCCGCTTTCAATAATTGGAATGGACAGGCACGCAGTGTCCTTACTCCTTTTGAGTATTTTCGGATCGCAGAGGTGGATATTTCTATGAAGGTTGCTGGTGGAACAGCTTCAGCTAACAGCATCATATATAATATCACAAATGCGTGTGGTAGTCAATCGGACTCCGGAGCAGTAGCAATCTTAAATGATGACTATTCTGCAATTGCAAGTGCTGCAACGGAAACAAGCCT